CCAGCACATCCTAGTACACACACCGTACTCGCCTTAGGCCAAATGAGTGAGGCTGATATAAGACTAATAATCTGCACTCTAGGTCGTTGGAATTGTTCAATTGTATCCCGTGCACACCTTTTAACTGTATTCCTAAATTTACGCCACCTCAAATAAAAATCCATATCGTATCTCATAAGTGGAAACGTAATATAAGGATATACAATATCTTCACACCACTTATTATATGCAAACTTAAATACAGATCTAACAGGACGTTCTGGATCTAAAACACAATTTTTTGCAGTATAGGATACCACACGTGAGCACACATTCTCAGGTAAGATATATGTACTCGCAGCGCTTATAGGCAAAGCAATAGGCAAGGGAAGATAATAAAATGGCACTGCAACTCCAACACCTAAATTAAGTGCAGTGCCAATATGATTTCCAATGGCTATTGCTCTAAGCATCTTCCTCCTGTACACATTGTTCACATATGTACCTATCCAAGAATCCTCACTCCAATGAGGAAGCCAAATAGATATATCGTCCATATGATATTTCCGTATATACAACCTTCCCACTTCACGTAACCGTTCTAAAACAGCTATAACAGCATGTGAAGTGTGATTTTCAAGCGCAGTACGCAAGGCGCTTGACTTTATAGTACCTTCCCATACAAGAGACTCTACAAATCCTTGGAAATCGGTTCTAAATGCAGTCTTATGTGTATTATTCAAATACTTCACCCACGTATTTGAATTAAAACGCTGTAAAGAATCAGGCGCTTGAGCAGAATTAGGTATGATATTGGGTGATTCACACTCACAAGATGAATGGTGGTACTTGCAAGTCTGGCAAACATGATTCTTATTCATCTTTTTATCATTTTTAACCAAACGTGTTTGACTTTCAAAATGCTTTGCGGAATTCACACGCAAATATCTCTGCAAAGTTTTAAGGTCAATGTTATCCATCTTCTTCCCTTCGAATTGAGCAAGCTCAAATTTCCAAGGGTCCCCCTTCTGCTTGGAGGATTTTTGTTTTGAAGTCTTAGACTCCTTGTCCTTGGCACAAATTACGCATTTATAAATTTTAATTTCCCAAACATCGGGGATAAGTGCAAACTCAGTCTTATCATCTCC